ACCCCAAAGGTTTCAATCAGTACAAAAGCAAACTATAGCTCACCTGACGTTGTTCACAACAATTACCCATTTATGGTTTACAAAAATAGTCAGGTAGACGATATCACTATTTCTGGAGATTTTTCTTGCGAAACAGAAAGAGATGCAGAGTATTGGATTCAGGCAACAACTTTTTTCAAAGCAGCCACTAAAATGTTTTTTGGAAACAGTAACAATGCAGGAAACCCTCCTATCATTTGCAAACTGAGCGGTTATGGCCCAGGTGTGTTTAATCAAGTACCTGTTATTATCAAAAGTTTTACTATGGAGCTGCCTGAAGATGTAAATTATATTCAGTGCTCAATTTCTCAATTTGGACCAACGTGGGTCCCTGTGATGAGCAGTATTTCAGTAACTGTATCACCGATATATAATAGATCAAGAATTAGACAATTTAGCCTGCAGGATTATTCCAATGGACAGGCATTAGGATATATCTAAGATGGCAGCTAAAAATTCTAAAACCAAAGCATTAACAGTTAGCTATAAGAAGTCAACAGCTTATGCAACTACCAAACAAAACAATCTTTATCTTGAGTTGTTGACCATACGACCAATCCCCGCAGAAAAAGATGATTTCAAATATGTCATAGAAGGTCATTATAAGCATCGCCCTGATTTATTGGCCTATGACCTGTATGGTGATACTAAGTTGTGGTGGGTATTTACTCAAAGAAATATGGATACCATTAAAGATCCTATCTACGATTTTGAACCAGGCACAACTATATTTCTTCCTAAAAAATCTAACCTTCAAAAATATCTAGGAATTTAAAATATGTTTGAAGATTTTGAATTCAAGCCCGACGGAACACAACTACTTGACGAAGCAGGTCGCCTTGGTAATGTAACACAAGGAACTGTAAAATCTATAACTGGTTTAACAGATAGCCTAGCTTTTCAGGAAATTGGTCTTGATGGAGTTGCTGGCGCCTTAGATGCAATATCAAGTTTGACCTCGTCATTTGATGGCGGCACCAGAATACCGGGCGGCCCCCCGTATCCTAATATATTGGAACAATTTGCAGACTATGCCCCTCTATGGACACTGGCCTGCCTAACTCCGGAGCAATTTAATGATCCTGGATTATACAGAGGCATTCCGGGAGCATTACAGGAAGTTGTGTTTTCTTCAGCTGGCAGATATGACAATGCTAGAACACGAACAATCTATGGCGCACCTGAATATTTTGTTAATAATTTTAATTTAGAGATGAGCGTAAGTCCTAGCCAGCAAGCTGGACTGTCTAATGTTATCCAGATGAACTTTGAAGTCTACGAACCATATAGTATGGGTTTGTTTTTACAAAGTATACAAACCGCGGCAATTAATTCAGGGTACCCAAATCATCAAGATACCCCATTTTTATTAAAATTAGAATTTGCAGGAAACACAGATACTATCGACGGATCAGCAAATGTCTTTCAGGCTACCGAAGCATTGACAAAATATTTTGTTATTAAATTTGTAAATATCACATTTTCAACTAATGAAGGCGGCAGCACTTATAAATGTTCAGCAGTGCCAAAAAATCACGGCGGGTTCAGCACAGTTATAAATCAAATTAAAAATGATATGAAATTAACTGGAGAGACAGTTAAAGAAATTCTAGTATCGGGACAGCAAAGTCTTTGTACAGCACTAAACAAAGAACAACAAAAATTAGTATCAACAAACAAACAAGATGTCGCAGATCAGTACATTGTAGTATTTCCAGAAACCTGGGATGACAAAGTTGGAGTGCAACCGTTGGATCTTGGAGTAGAACTTTATTTTGCTACGTTTGATCCCAATGAACCAGTCAGTGAAGCAGTTACACAAGATCTTGCAGATGAATTAGAATTTGGCTTTGGTCCAGTTGGATTGTCATCGTTGGGCTTTGGACCGACTGATGGCGGAAATTATAATTTTGGTCTTGAAGGTGATGTTGTTGACGAAAAGTCCGGCATTATTCAACGAGGTATATTAAAAATTGATCCCAAGCAACGTAGTTACAATTATTCTCAAGGTGCATCTATTCAAAATATTATCTCGAGTATTGTACTAAGTTCAGACTATGCCAAGGCAGCGATTGATCCTAAAAATCTTACCGAAGACGGAAGGATTCCTTGGTTTAGAGTTGACGTACAACAAAAATTACTTGATCTTGATTTAAAACGAAATGTAAGAGCGAGTAGATATATTTTTAGAATTATGCCATACCTTGTACACGCCAGTGTTTTTAGAAATCCAACAGCTGGTCCTATCGGCATTGAAAAATTAGATCAGCTAGTGGCCAAAGAATACAACTACATCTATACCGGTAAGAATATGGATGTATTGAAATTCGACATCAATATCAACAACTTGTTTAACATTGGCAAGCCAGTTACGCCTCCTGAGAATTCTGAAACAAATGTTAACAAAGATACACAGCAGAGTGCTGAAGATCCCGACCAGAAAGTAAATTCAGATTCGGGATCTAACCCAGGTGCTACTGCAAGTGCAGCAGGATCTACAGCTTCCTTGCCAGATAAAAATGTTACCAAGTTACCAATACTTGGCGGCCGTGGTGCAAGAACATCTGAAGAAATTGTTGCAGTGGCATTATACAATGCAATATTAAATCAAGGCAGCACAGGTGATCTAGTTAAAATTAATTTGGAAATCATTGGAGATCCGTTTTGGATGACTGATAACGGTATGGGTAATTATATCGGTGATAGTTGGGACGGCCCACAGAGTCAGGTTACTCGAGACAACACATTAAATTATCAAGGCACTGACAGTTATTTTAGAATTATTTTTAGAACACCATTAGAGCCTGGAGTTTTAAATAATAATGCAGTTAACGGACTTTACATATTTCCAGAAGAAAAAGAAAATCCTTTCAGCGGAATTTACAAGGTTATTAAATTAGTATCTAAGTTTAGCAATGGTGGATTTACTCAAACATTAGAAGCAACTAGATTACAACCGCAGCCTAAAGATATTCCAGGCGGACCGATATCTGAGAAGAATCCGTTTAACTTGGAAGCTAAAACACAGGATACAGTTAAATCAGGACCAACTGATGATGCTGATCCTTGGGGAGATTATTCCGCAGATGATACTGAGATGGCCGGCGGCGATGCAGCCGATCCAACAAACCCCGATGCTTGGGGTGAAGGTTAAAAATGAGTCAAGAAAAAAGAGAATCGTCGAGTAAAAAATCAGACATAGGCACAGGCCCTTACCTTGCCAAAGTTGTTAGTCATTTAGATCCTGCATTTATGGGAGGTCTAGAGGTCACCTTATTGCGCACTGACGGTAATGCAATTGGCGAGAATTCACAGACATATTCTGTAAACTATGCACCTCCTTTCTACGGAAATACTGCATTTGAATATATGGGATCAAATGTAGACGATTTCAACGATACACAAAAAAGTTATGGTATGTGGTTTGTTCCGCCAGACGTTGGCGTAACAGTTATGGTTGTGTTTGTTGACGGAGATCCGGGAAAAGGTTACTGGATTGGCTGCATCCCTGGAAGATTTATGAATCACATGATACCTGCTATTGCAGCCAGTGATTCCGTAGAATTTGCTGACGGCGATGCCGACAAATACGATGTAGCATCTGTTCCAGTTGGTGAAATTAATCGCCGTGCTAACGACCTAGGAGAAAGTCTTGAGATTGAAAAAATTCCAAGAGCAGTACATCCCTTTGCTGATCATTTATTAGAACAAGGCACATTAGAAGATGATGTAAGAGGTGCTACAACATCGACTTCTAGACGTAATGTTCCTAATCTAGTTTTTGGAATTAGTACTCCCGGCCCACTTGATCGTAGAGACGGTGCAAAGAAAGCATTTATAGGCAAAACTGAAAGCTCAACTCCAGCTCCGGTTCCGGTTAGTAGACTAGGCGGCAGTCAGTTTGTAATGGATGACGGCGACGATAGATACCAACGAATGACTCCAGCCGGAGATGGCCCTCCTGAATTTGCCAGCGTCTTAGACGGAGAAGACGGAGAGCCTACAATCCCCAAAGACGAATATATTAGAATTCGTACACGCACCGGGCACCAGCTTTTAATGTCCAATACTGAAGATTTAATCTACATTGGAAACAGCAAAGGTACAACCTGGATTGAAATGACCAGCGACGGCAAGATAGATATCTATGCAGAAGACAGTGTCAGTGTTCACACCAAACAAGACTTTAACTTATATGCTGATAGGGATATTAATATGGAGTGCGGTCGTAACTTTAATTTGAAAGTTGCAGATAGGCATCAAACAGAAGTTGGCGGCGATTGGAACTTAATAGTAGAAGGTGATGGAAATATAGCGATCACCGGCGATCAAAATACAGGCATCACCGGCGATCATAAAATTACTACTCTTGGTGATTACAATCTCAATACCTCTGGTGATAATAACTTTGAATCTGGCGGAGACACAAATGTTTTATCTGGCGGAGACATGAAGTTAACTGCTGGAGGTAGCGGTAGTTTTGGTGCAGCAGATCTAACATTCAGTGGCAGCTCTATAGATTTAAATGGCCCAGCCGCTCCTACAGCCGGCAGTGCATCCAGCGCACTGCCCCCAACTCCGCTGGGTACATTTGACTTACCAATTATTGATCCAGGAGCAGCAGACTGGACAGGAGATCGATATAACTCCGGCGACACACTGACAACAATAATAGCCCGGGTTCCTATGCACGAACCTTGGCCGCATCACGAAAACTTAGATCCGTTGAATTTTAAACCTGATATGACAGATCGCGAAGGCAGTGGACCTGCATAAGGAAACATAATGGCAAAATTATATAATCAACAAACAGTTACTAGTGGCAGGGTGGTCGTTGACCAAACAGGTTCAAACTTTACCTACCGCGGTTTTAGCTCAGCAGCAATAAAAGATAATTTCAAGCTCTATGATATTGCACTGGTTAAACAAGATATTATTAATCATTTTTATATTCGCAAAGGCGAAAAATTAGAAAATCCTACGTTTGGTACAGTAATATGGGATGTATTATTTGAAAACTTTACTCCGGAAGTTAAGAAAATTATTACCAAAGACGTAGAGCAAATTATAAATCACGATCCTAGAGTGGCTGTAAATTCTGTCACAATAGATACTACGGATCAAGGAATTCGCATACAGGCAGAAGTGGTTTACCTGCCGTTTAACATTAGCGAGCGTATGACTTTTGACTTCGATAAGAAGAATAACATAGTAAACTGACCACTTTATTTTTTAAGGTAAATACGTAACAGGGCATAATAATAATGACTACGACAACAAGACAAACAAACTTAATCTTAAATCAAGATTGGACTAGAATTTATCAGACATTTAAAAATGCTGATTTCAAAAGCTACGACTTTGAAAATCTACGTCGAGTTATCATCACTTATCTCCGTGAAAATTATCCAGAAGATTTCAACGATTACATTGAAAGTTCAGAGTATTTGGCCCTTATTGATGCTGTGGCATTTTTAGGGCAGAGCCTTGCCTTCCGTATTGATCTAGCCAGCCGCGAAAACTTTATTGAATTAGCTTCTCGTAGAGAAAGCGTCCTTAGAATTGCTCGTATGTTGAGTTACAATCCTAAGAGGAATATAGCTAGTAAAGGTATTTTAAAATTTGATACTGTAAGCACTACAGAACCTATCATTGATAATAACGGTAAAAATCTTTCCCGTCAAACGATTCAATGGAATGATCCTAGCAACAGCAATTGGCGAGAGCAGTTTATTCGAGTGTTAAATGCCGCAATGGCAGACAACACAGAATTTGGCCGTAGCCAGGGCTCTGCAACAATACAGGGAATTCCAACAGAGCAATATCGTTTTAGAACAGCTTCTAAAGATGTTCCTATTTTCAGCTTCAGCAAAAACGTGGCTGGCAGGTCGATGCCTTTTGAATTAGTAAGCACAGCTTTTAAAGGATCAGAAGAATTATACGAAGAATCCCCAGTTCCTGGAAATCAAATTGGATTCGTTTATAGAAATGACGGAAAAGGTGCTCCAAGTATCAACACCGGATTTTATCTAATGTTCAAGCAAGGTAATTTAAACTTTGCAGACTTTACAATATCAGCACCTACCACCAACGAGAAAGTTGCAGTAGATGCAGATAACATTAACAATGACGATCTATGGTTGTTCCAACTTAAATCAAACGGTGCTCAAAGTACGCCGTGGACACAGGTATCATCATTGGCCGGCAGCAACATTGCCTATAACAGTATTAATAAAAATATTAGAAGTATCTATGCAGCCTCAACTAAAAATCTTGACAGAGTTGATCTAATATTTGCAGACGGCGTCTACGGAGATCTTCCACAAGGTCCATTTAGAGTTTATTATAGAACCAGCAATGGTATGAGTTATTCTATTCTTCCTAATGAGATGAGAGGAATCAACATAGAAATTCCCTATGTCAGTACAGCAGGGACACGTCACGTTCTTACAGTTAGTATGAGCCTAAAAGCAACAGTCAGCAATTCTGCAGTTGCCGAAAGTGTTAATAGCATTAGACAAAATGCACCAGCATTGTACTACACACAAAATAGAATGATCACCGGTGAAGATTATAATCTTGCACCATTGGGAAGCAGTCAGGACATTTTAAAAGTTAAATCAATTAATAGAACAAGCAGCGGAGTTAGTAGAAATTTTGACATCATCGACGCCAGCGGAAAATATAGTTCTATCAATGTCTTTGCCGCAGACGGCTTAGTTTATAAATCAGAAAGCGAAAGAAGCCTAGCATTCACAACTACCAGTAGGATTGAAACATCTAACTTTATCCGTAACAGCATAGAGCCATTGTTTACTGACACTGATGTTTATAATTTTTATTTTACAAAATTTGATAAAATTTTGTTTACAGATCAAAATACTAAGTGGACTCAGATAACCGCCGACACTGCTCAAAGTACCGGCTATTTTATCAATGCCATTGACCTAACTCTACAGCAGGTAGGCACATACGCTACTAACACATTAAAATATGTGCTGGCAGGTTCTTTGATAAAATTTATTCCTCCAGCTGGCAAAAGTTTTAAGAAAGGTGTATTAGTTGATACCAACTCTTCTGATCCTGAACAAACAGATAGGCTTTGGACCAAAATTGTTAAGGTCACAGGCGACGGTACAAATGCAGGTCGTGGTACACTTAGTACAGGCAAAGGCCCGGTAGTATTTGCTGACATAGTTCCTACTGGTGCTATTGCTTCAAGAATTTTGCCAAAATTTACAAACAATCTTTCTGTAGCATTGGAAACACAAATTATTAATCTTGTAGCAGAAGATAAAAACTTTGGACTACGATACGATAATGCAACAGCAAGTTGGAAAATTATCACAGCCTCAAACATAGACCTAGTCAATTCCTTTGCTCTTGGTAAGACCGGTGATGTTACAAATACAAACTTAGACAGTTCTTGGGTTATTGCTTTTGTTAAAAAAGCCAACGAATATGTTGTCCGAGTAAGAACTATGAGTTACATTTTTGGTAGCCTACAAGAAAACAGATTTTACTTTGACACTAATCAAAAGACCTATAACGGACTCACAGGCAAAGTAGTTAAGGATCAAATTAAGGTACTGGGAATTAATCCAAACAATGCTTTAATACAACCCTTGGCTCAAGACATCATATTCGAAGTCAGCGATTCAATTAAGTTTGAAGACAATTATCAGAGTGCAGAAAAAATTAAAATTGCATTTTCTGACGTTAACGATAACGGCGTGATTGACAATCCAGACGCATTTGAACAAATTGTTGGCATCGATCAAGATTTAAAATTTATTTTCTTTGTTCAAAGCACCGATGTATTTGGTAATGTTTCAGAGTCTTATTTTGATAATACTAACAACACTATTTTAATTCAACAAAGTCAAAACTTTGTTAATATCAATGATTTTAATGACGGACAATTGATTTATTTTTATAGCTCTACAGAAGATAGAGTTATGATGGTAGACGGAGCAACAAACACGTTTGTGTTACAGCCTCAGTACAAGGCCTATATCGGCCGTGCAGGATTAAAATTTCAGTACATACACAATGCTAATTCTGACAGACGTATTGATCCTAGTGTAAGCAATATCAATGATATCTATTTGTTGACAAAGTCCTATGACACATTGTTTAGAAAATATCTAGCAGGAGCTATTGCTAAACCAGAAGCTCCTAACAGCGATACACTGCGCATCAGTTTCGGCGCATCGTTAAATCAAATTAAATCAGTCAGCGATGAGATCATTTATCATCCAGTAAATTATAAAGTTTTATTTGGAGCAACTGCGGAAGCAAGTCTCCAGGCACAGTTTAAGGTTGTAAAAAATCCCAACAAAACAATCAACGATAATGATTTAAAAGTTAGGATCATAAATGCAATCAACACATTCTTTGATGTTGCTAATTGGGACTTTGGTGATAGGTTCTATCTAGGCGAGCTAATTACATACATTACAAATGCTGTCAGTCCAGATTTGAGTAACTTGGTAATTGTGCCAAGACAACCAAGTCAGACGTTTGGTAGTTTGTTTGAAATACAAAGCAGAAATGATGAAATATTTGTCAGCGGCGCAAGAGTTGACGATATC